TTTATATTGTGTGATGGAGAGCAACATTTACTTCGTTGTTTTCTAGATTACTGGATACAAAACTTTCCTGACATCCTTACTGGTTGGAACGTAGATGGATATGATATACCATATATTTGTGGTCGTCTTGAGAGATTGTTTGGTGAGAAAGAAATGAAGTTGATGTCACCATGGGGTATTGTAAAAAGAGAAGAAGTAGAGATAAAAGGACGTGAGCAAATATTCTACAGATTGTTGGGTATAAATGTTATTGACTACCTTGATTTGTATAAGAAGTTTACTTACACAAACCAAGAATCTTACCGTCTAGATCACATTGCATTTGTAGAACTTGGTCAAAGAAAAGTTGACCACAATGAGTTTGAAAATTTCAAAGATTTTTATACAAAAGATTGGCAGAAATTTATTGACTACAACATCGTTGACGTGGAACTAGTCTCACGACTAGAGGAGAAAATGAAGTTGATAGAACTTGCTGTTGCTCTAGCATATGACGCTAAGGTCAACATGCAGGATGTATATTATCAGGTAAGAATGTGGGACACACTGATCTACAATTTCCTAAAGAAAAAAGGTATTGTTGTTCCGCCAGGCAAACGATCAGATAAAGACGACAAATACGCAGGAGCATATGTCAAAGAACCAGTTGCGGGAAAGTATAATTGGGTGGTCAGTTTTGATCTCAATAGTCTGTACCCTCATCTTATTATGCAATATAATATTTCCCCAGAAACCCTCGTTGAAAAGAGGCATCCATCCGCTACTGTTAATGGAATCCTCTCGCAATCGGTAGATGTCCCAGAGGAGTTTTGCCTATGTGCAAATGGTGCAATGTATCGTAAAGACATTCATGGTTTCTTACCAGAGATGATGAAGAAGATTTACGATGAACGTGTGCAATCTAAGAAGTTGATGATACTTGCCAAAAAAGAATATGAGAAAACCCCAACAAAGGAATTAGAAAAAAGCATAAGTAAATATAACAACATTCAAATGGCACGTAAGATTCAATTGAACAGTGCCTATGGTGCTATTGGCAATCAGTATTTTAGATACTATAATATTATTAATGCTGAAGCGATTACGTTATCTGGTCAGGTGTCTATCCGATGGATAGAACACAAGATGAATACGTATCTAAACAAAATATTGAAAACGGAGAAGAAAGATTATGTCATTGCTAGTGATACTGATAGTATCTACCTCAATCTGGGTGATTTGGTCGAAAAGGTATACAAGGGGAGAGAGGCAACTGATTCGAGCATCGTCTCTTTCCTTAATAAGGTGTGTGAAATGGAACTTGAAAAATATATTTCTAGTTCTTATGAAGCGTTGGCCACATATGTAAACGCATACGAGCAAAAGATGATTATGAAGCGAGAGAACATCGCTTCTACTGGTATCTGGACTGCAAAGAAAAGGTATATGCTCAATGTATGGGATAGTGAAGGTGTAAGGTATCATGAACCTAAACTAAAAATGATGGGTATTGAAGCAGTTAAATCTTCAACACCTATGCCATGTCGTAATGCCATTAAAGATGCTATCAAAATTATGATGGATGGCACAGAAGAGGATCTTGTATCTTACATAGATACCTTTAGAAAAACATTTGAAAATTTACCACCAGAAGACATTGCATTTCCTAGGTCAGTTAATGGACTACGCAAATACAAGGCGTCAACAACCGTGTATACAAAGGGCACCCCTTTACATGTTCGTGGAACTTTGCTTTATAATTTTCACATCGAAAAGAAAAAACTTGAATACAAATATCCACTAGTGCAAGAGGGTGAGAAAATTAAGTATCTACATCTTAGACGTCCAAACAAAATTAATGAAAACGTTATATCTTTCCTTAACACATTCCCAAAAGAATTGGGACTCGAAGGGCAGATAGATCGTGATGCCCAATTTAAAAAGTCTTTTCTCGATCCTTTACAAATCATCACTTCTGTGATAGGATGGGAGACAGAGAGAAAAGCAACGTTAGATTTCTTATTTGCATGACTACATCATTTTTAAAAAACATTGTCAAAGAGATTGACAATGACTACGCAGGACTATTATCAGAGGGTGGCGTAGGTGACATTGAATCTTTTGTTGATACAGGATCATATATTTTCAATGCATTAGTTAGTGGATCTATCTACAAAGGAGTTCCAAGTAATAAAATTACTGCACTAGCAGGAGAGAGTGGTACAGGTAAAACATTCTTTTGTCTAGGTGTAGTTCAAAATTATCTACGTGACAATCCAGATGCGGGTGTTGTTTACTTTGAGAGTGAAGCAGCAGTTACAAAAGATATGATAGACGAACGTGGCATAGATGGGTCACGTATGATACTTGTTCCAGTTACTACAGTTCAAGAGTTTAGAACTAATGCTATACAAATTCTAGATAAATATCTTGAACAGAAGACAGAAGATCGCAAACCCATGATGTTTGTGTTAGACTCTTTGGGTATGCTTTCCACATCTAAAGAACTAGCAGACAGTGCAGAGGGTAAAGACACTCGTGACATGACTAGAGCACAAGTTGTGAAAGCAATCTTTAGAATTCTTACATTGAAACTTGGAAAAGCAAATGTCCCACTACTGGTCACAAATCATACCTACGATGTCGTCGGTGCTTACGTCCCCACCAAAGAGATGGGTGGAGGTAGCGGACTCAAGTATGCTGCAAGTACAATCATATATCTCTCAAAGAAAAAAGAGAAAGATGGCAAGGATGTCATCGGAAACATTATCAAAGCAAAGGCTGCTAAGTCGCGTCTAACAAAGGAGAATGCAAGTGTTGATACACGATTATATTTTGATGCAAGAGGACTTGACAAGTATTACGGACTACTGGAACTGGGTGAGAAATATGGAGTTTTTGAACGTAAAGGTAACCGTGTTGTTGTTGGGGAGTCTAGCGTCTATCCTTCTGCTATTCTCAAGGATCCTGACAAATACTTCACAGCAGAAATAATGGAGAAACTTGATTGGGCAGCGGGTCAAGAATTTAGATATGGATCATGATAGACAAAATATTTGCATGTCCTGTTCGCAAATATAATATAGATGCTACGACAGAACAAGGAGCATTTCAAGTAACGTGGGCAGAGAACGAATACGAAAATAATAAATTTGATTATCCCGCACCGTTTAGAAAAAAATCATCTCAAGTTCCAGAATTATTATCTAAACCATACGAAGAAATTTGTGAACAGTTTCTAAAAGAATTAGGTGTTTATGATACACATGTTGCACTCATAACTGCTTTGGGTTTGAGTGTATTAAAAAAAGGAGAGTCTATGGATAGATCTAGAACTCTTCCAAGTCATTATACATTGACACATTATCTTTTAGGTAAAGATGCAGATGTGTTTTATCATCCTGCTAAAGATTTTTTACAGATAGTAAATCCCAATCTTGACGAATGGACTAGTGCTATGTCATTATATGTAAATCAAGGTGACGTTGTAATACATCCATCTTACTTAGAATACAGCACACCACCAGTTACAAGAGAGCGAGTCACTATTACATGTACAATAGAGATTGCAACTAGACCTGATTTATGAACGAAGTAGAACAGTTAGTTATAAAAAATTTATTACTTGATGAAGAGTATGTGCGTAAAGCAATGCCTTTCATTAAATCAGAGTATTTTGCAGACACCACAGGTAAGAAATTATTTGAAATAGTATCTAAATACTTTACAGAGTATAGTGCCATCCCTACAAAAGAAGCACTAGTCATAGAAGTTGGTCAGGTAGGTGGTATATCTGATGACCAACATCACGAGATTGTAAAAGCTATTGGTAATATTGATACAGAGAAATCTGAGTTTGAATGGATATTAGATACAACTGAGAAGTGGTGTAAAGAAAGAGCATTATATCTTGCACTGATGTCATCTATTAAGATCGCAGAAGGCAATGATGAGCAGAGAGCAGCGGGTGCTATACCAAGTATATTATCAGAAGCATTAGCAGTTACATTCGATAACCATATAGGTCACGATTACCTTGAAGATTACGAAGAACGATACGACTTCTATCATCAAAAAGAAGAAAAGATTCCTTTTGATCTGGAGTTCTTTAACAAGATTACAAAAGGCGGTCTTCCTAACAAGACTCTCAATGTTGCTCTTGCAGGTACTGGCGTGGGTAAGTCTTTGTTCATGTGTCATTGTGCTAGTTCTGTTCTACTCCAAGGTAAGAACGTTTTGTATATTACTCTTGAGATGGCAGAAGAAAAGATTGCCGAGAGGATAGACTCTAACTTATTGAACTGCGATATACAAAATATTACTGAGTTACCTAAGATTATGTTTGAAAATAAGGTATCTAATATTGCTAAGAAGACACAAGGAAAATTAGTCATCAAAGAATATCCTACAGCATCAGCACATGTAGGTCATTTCAGATCATTACTAAATGATCTGGCATTGAAAAAATCATTCAGACCTGATATAATATACATAGACTATCTAAATATTTGTGCATCATCCCGATACTCTAAATTAGGTAATGTTAATTCGTATTCCTATATTAAAGCGATTGCTGAAGAGCTCCGTGGGCTTGCGGTTGAGGCTTGCGTACCTATCGTCTCCGCTACTCAGACGACTCGTTCTGGCTACGGTAGTAGTGA